CTCCAGACCACAGCAGGCCAAGGAAAAGACACTCGCAATGGTAATCAAAGCGGGTATCGAGGATTTGGTTTGCTTGGTCGGGATTCGTGGATACTACCTCGATTCAATGGGAGCAAAAGGAAAGAACGACAGGGGTATCTACGACGATGCGATCATTCTTCTATCACCAAGCGTTCATGCTACGTTTAACGCTAATACTGATCCATCAGTTTTCAAGAAAGGTATCGCGGTGCTTAAAACGGGTGTGCATCGCTACCGTAAAGGCAATCATGGCATCTCTAAACCCGGAGGTGGCTACCCTGCGTTACGACCTGCTAACGCGAAAGAACAACTCCCTGTTACGAGAGATGGTGAAGGTGATTCGATGGGGACTGCGATAAACATCCATAAGGGAGGATATAGCACTACCAGCAGCCTCGGCTGTCAGACGATCTACCCACCCCAATGGGATGGGTTCATAAATCTAGTCTACTCGGAGATGAGTAGATACAACCAAAAGACGATTCCATATCTATTGGTGGAAAACGCTTGACTTAACATTAAAATATCGTTAACGATAAAACAAAATTATGGGTAACTGCTCTTCAACTTCTAACTGCAATCCTTGCGGCCCAAACTACGATGCTATCAACCAGCTTGCTACTAAGACAGCAAGCTACGCTCGTCAGGCGAATACCTACGCTATCAACGCAGAGAATAGCTGGCTTGAGTTCAACGCCCTTTACCTTGGAGCATTCGCAGTAGCACCCACAGTAGACAATGAAGGCGATCCACTTCAGGTTGGGGCGTTGTATTGGAATAGTGTTCTTAATAATTTGTGGGCATGGGATGGAACAAGTTGGATGCCAGCAGTTGAGGGCGAGCTTTACCTTGGAGGTTTTGCGGCAGCACCAACATTGGACAACGAGGGAAATCCATTGCAGTTAGGAAATCTTTATTGGAACACAGCATCCAATAACCTGTGGGCTTACAATGGGACATCTTGGGTTGAAACTGAATTTAACGAGTTCACTCCATTTTTGGCAACGGGAACGACATTTGCTCGCAATCTTGTTACCCGCTCAGCAGATGTAATCAATGTAAAAGACTTCGGAGCGGTTGGAGATGGTGCGGCGGATGATAGAACTGCATTTACAAATGCAATGAACGCGGCTTCTACCACAAAAAAAAAATTGTATATTCCGGCAGGGAATTACAAAATTGATGTTCCAGCAGGCGGAACCTGCTTTGTGCCGCCGCCAGATGTCACAATGGCGGGAGATGGAAAAGTAAACACAAGACTATTATTTAACCATTTAGGCGGAGGAACTTGTTTTTTTGTTCAACATCCAAATCTTTCAATCAGTAATCTTGCAATAGAAACAACCGTTCCTGCGAGCGCGCTATCTTTTATCTTCTTAATATCTAATAGCAACTTTACTGTAACCGATTGTTTGATAGACGGGAAAGTAACAAACTCTGGTTCTGTTGAATCGCATCAAAGTTATGGTTTTTTTCACCTTCCAACGGGAACGCAGAACAATCTGTTGGTTCAAAATTGCGTTATAACAAGGCAGACTTGGCCATTTATAAAAGACAATGCTGCTACTTCAACTCAAAAAAATATTCGGATTCTATCAAATAAATTCATAACAAATTATCGTAACGATTGTGGGCTTAATTCCCCAAAGGGAATTATGGAAGATGTAATTATTGATGGCAACACATTTGAGGATAACAGGTGCAATATTACAGCGGGTCATACTCAAGCACTTGGAATAGCATTAGCATCTGTATCAAATGTTATTATTTCAAATAACATTATTAAAGGCCAATATACTGATGGAATACATATCGAAGAAAAATCTTATAATGTAAAAATTATTGGAAATAACATAAGTATCACAAAGGGTGGAGCTACAAGTAAATGTATTGAATTTAATGCAAATAGCATTGGCGGGGCAGAATTAAATCCACAATATGTAATTATATCATCAAATAATTTAATTCAATATGGGACTAGCAGAGAAGCGGGAACATTTGGGATAGTTCTGCAAGTATCTGAAATACCCGGAAGCGAAGTTATTATTGCAGATAATATAATGCATGATTTTGAAACAGGAATATATTCAGTTTGCAAAGGTGAATCTTTAATTTCAATAACAAACAATATTATTTATAATTGTGATAAGGGGTTTAATTTTCAAGAAGGTAAAATTACAGCTTTCAACAACTCAACTAAATTATGTAATACTGCAATATTTTCAAATACTACATATTTGCCAACAGATAGCATACTGGTAAAAGAACATACATTCATAGATTGCACAAATAATGTAACTGTTGTTCCAGAAACATTTATTATTTTAATAAATCCAAAATTTGTCTTTAGTGAATTCAATCATGTTGCACCAGCTACATTAAAATATTTATTTCCAGCTAATATCGCATCAAGATTTTATGGCGATATTATGATGAATGTCGTAAATGCAACGGGTTCATTTTATTATTGTTATAATGTTTTTGAGATCAAATGGGATGGGACTACATTTACATCAACAGAAATTGTGCAAAGAGAGGTTGGTTTTGCGGCAGCACCTTTTGTTGGATCATCTCAATTAGGAGTAGAAGTATATAATACACTTTCTTTATCAAATGTTGGACTTCAAATAGATTTTAATGGAACAACATTTGTATCACAATAAAAAAACAGATAAACTATGAGCAATTGCATACCATGTCCACCCTGCGAAGGAGACGAACCATTAGTCTGTGAACCATACGGAACCGTAACCACGGGCAACCGAGTAATGGTAGAAGACGATGCGTTCTGCACCAAGACCATCGCCAACCCATCAAGCCCATCCATGCTGGCATGGGACAACGGAATCAAATGGCTTACCGCGCAAGGTTGGCAGGCTATTTCTGCTACTCACTTCGCTAAGGCTGGAGAGAAGTTATCTGTAAATTCTGTAACAGGGCCATTCAACATCATTCTTCCACAGAACCCTAATCAGTTCGATGAGATTGTGTTTGCAAACCACTTCAATACATGGGGAACAAACAATGTCACAGTCCAGCGCAACGGATCGTTGATTGAGAATTTGAATGATGATTTGGTATTGAACACAACTTGGCCGATGCAATTCACCTTGCGTTTTGAAGGCTCAACATGGAGGGTATTTGAAGCATGAATCTTACAGATGTAATAGCAATAACCAGCGCAAAGATCGCTAACGGAACAATTGTTGACGTTGATATAAATTCAGCGGCAGCAATATCTGGAACAAAAGTATCTCCATTTTTCGGAAGCCAAAACATTCAAACAAGCGGCGACTTAGCTCTTGTAGATGACTCTTCAGTAAACGCTATACTTTCTACTGCTGCAAATGCTGGCAATGCATTTATCCAGCTTCGCAGAAGTCGGGGAACTCAAGCTGCACAAACAGTAGTTCAAAATAATGATGCTGTTGGACAAATCGTTTACTATGGTCACGATGGAAGCGCATTAGCCGTTGCTGGAGAAATCACAACAAATGTGGCTGGAACCCCAGCGGCTGGTAAGATTCCAATGAGTCTTACCATTATTACAAGAAGCGATGCAAATACCTACGCCAGCAGGTTTTTCATTAATGGAGCCAATGGCGATGTTGGAATTAACACCAATAACCCTCAAAGCAAGTTCCATGTTGCAGGAGATGTGACTGTAACATCTACTACGACCGCAACCACAGTAGGCGCGGCAGGAGGAGCGAGCGCACTGCCAGCTACCCCAGTTGGATACTTGGTGGTCAACATCAACGGAACAGCGCGGAAGATTCCTTATTACAATGTATGAAGACTTTGATTTCACAAACCAAGAATAGTGCGGTCTATGAGCTTTCTCACGATGGGAATAGTAAGACTGTAGAGTTTACATCCATGGAAGATGGCGCTGACTTTGAGAAGGCTGCTATTGACGAGCATGAGAAATGGTTGAAATGGCTTGGTGTAACTGAATAAAATTATGAGTTGCCGAAACTACGATCCTTGCCTTGATAGCAAGTTAAACCAGATTGGAAGCTATGCGTCTGTAGCCAGACAGAGCGCACAGAGTGCAACTGCTAGTGCAGCCGCAGCAGATGCCGATGCAACAGCAGCAGCAGCCAGCGCAGCAGCAGCAGCAGCCAGCGCAGAGATTGCAGGCATCTATCTTGGCCCATTTGCAACTCCTCCAACAGTAGATAACCAAGGAGGCCCATTGCAGGAAGGGATGCTCTACTACAATACGGGGAGCAACACGCTTTTCGTCTGGAATGGTTCAAGCTGGTCAGCAATCCAAGATGATGAAATCTATCTCGGAGGATTTGCGGCAGCACCCGTGCTAAACAACCAAGGACTCCCATTAGTAAATGGGAATATGTATTGGAATACGGTTTCCAGCAGATTATTCACTTGGAATGGCTCTGCTTGGATTCAAGCGTTTGGTCAAAACTATCTGGGCGGATTTGCAGTTGCACCGACGCTAAACAACCAAGGCTTGCCACTTGTGCTTGGGAACCTCTACTGGAATAGCGTAACGAACAACTTGTGGGCCTACAATGGGGTAGCATGGATCGTAACAACCTCAAACATGCCAACTGGCGGAGGAACAAACAGAATTTTTTACTTGAACGATAATCAAGTTACGGCAGACTACACTATACCAGCAGGGAAAAACGCAATGAGTGCTGGGCCAATCACAGTAAATCCGGGCGTAACTGTAACAGTTCCTCCGGGCCAATCTTGGACAATCGTATAACAAAAAACAAATAAAATTATGTCACTACAACTAAACGGAACAATCGGAGTAATCGGCCCAGTCAATGAGGGGTTTGTTACAGCAACCGGATCAACTACAGCACGCAATCTCGATGATCGCTTTGCGGATGTGGTGAACGTGAAGGACTTTGGAGCAAGTCCATCTGCATCCGCATCAACAAATACAGCTGCAATACAAGCAGCAATTGATTATGCTAGTGCATCCGCATCAAGAAGCTGTGTTTTTATACCTCCGGGATTTTATTTTACAAACGCTTCTATAATTGTTAATAGCAGTATTAGTATTACGGGATGCAATAGAAGTAGAACAAGCATTGTTGCTAATCATGCAGGCGATGGAATTGTTTTTCAATCCGTGAATGGAGGAAGACTTTCAAATATATCAATAACAAGAACAACATCTGACAATACTGGTTCAGCCATTTGGATGAATAGAAGCTCTAATATGGTTTTGGACGATATTGCTGCAAATAATCATCAATATAATATAAGAATATCTGGTGGTCAACTTAATCTATTAAGTAATATTTATGTATATAACTTTTCGCCATTTACATATAATTCAACCGGAGCTTCGATTCTTTTAGAGGCAGCTGGTGGGGACGGAGGATCGTTCCAACCCTGCTATACTGTTTCAATAAATAATATTGTTGGTTCCGCATCAGATTTATTGCCTAACATAATAAGAGTCCACTATGCAGATGGTCTTAATATAAATAACGGGTATTTTAATTTCTCAACCGATTCTTTGTTTACTTTCGAGAGATCGTCTATTAATGATCAAATTATTGGAGTAAATTTAAGCAATTTGTATTTTGATGGTGGCCCTCAAAGTATAAAAGTAGATAATTTATTGCCAGCAGGAAATGAAGGTGCAAGGCATATGAGTTTAACTAATTGCTTTATAGCAAACCAAAGAGATTTTAGTGCTACTGATAGATTGGTTAATATAAAAAGATATGTTACAGAAATGCAATTCTCAAATTGTCAGATAAGAACTGCCCTAAGATCATATGGAATAAGAATACACGATGAAGTATCTGGCCCTTCTAATGGAAGATACAAATTTACAGGGAATGCTTTTGCTAACCTTTCTCCAGAAGATGGTGGTGGAGCAGTATATGCAAAAAATGTTGAATGCATATCATTTTGTGGAAATACATTTACAAATACTTCATCAGCATTTTATGAAATTTTAATTGATGGAACTGTAGATACAGTGTCAGCAATAGGAAATATTACAGATGGAACACCACCAATGTTTTTATCAAGCATTGCGACAATAAATAGAAATATGATATTGTTAAATGCTGGAGATTCCATTGGTAATATAGTTAGCCTCGCGCTCCCGACATCATCCGCTGGCTTGCCGTCTGGTTCGATGTGGAATAACGCTGGCGATGTAAAAATCGTCCCATAACCTAATGCCAACAGAAGGATCAGTCTTTGATGGGTTCACAAGTATCATCGCGCAAGACGCAGATACTCATCCATCGTATTTGCCAGAGTCTGTAGTATCAGAATCGGTTAATAGGACATTCCGAGGTGGCATTAACCGAACCAGACCGAGCATTCGGAACATTCCGATTATCGCTGGAGACGGAGAAGCCGCGACTATCGTTAACGATATTCTTGGTGGTAACTTCCAAGGTGCGTATCCATATCGGGCGACTAACTACAGAACGAGCGATGGAATGTTGCTATCGGTATCGGGGATTATCTACTTTCTCAAGATCGTAAACAACCGAGCGTTTGCCTACAAGGTCATCGAAGGCAACGATCCGGGCATGATGCACACATTCTTCGTGCAAGCTGAAGATCGGGCGTATATCCAAAACGGCTACCAAAATGCAATAGCATGGGATGGGGTATTAGGAACACTGACAGCAAGTGAAATCCAGAACGGAGACTACTGCGAGATTGTTTCGCTTGGAGATGGGGTTACAAATACAAACTTTACTTTGATCGGCGCACCATCCAATACGATTGGAGTTAAGTTCACAGCAATAATTACAGACACTCAAAGGGGAACAGGCACAGGGACAGTTAAACTACCTGCTTACCGACTGAATCCATACTTGGCAAAGATGCCAATTGGAACGATCATGGAGTATGCTTTTGGGCGAGTCTTTGTTTCTGACAGGTTCAACCAAATCTACGCTTCTGACATCATCTATGGTGGTGGGTTTACTGACACCAAGAATACGGAGAACTTCACGGAGATTGGATACTGGGCAGAAGGCGGGGCGTTCTCGACACCAGCCATGATGGGGAATATCACAGGGATGAAGGTCATGCCAGAGCTTGGATACAACCTTCGCGGCCAAGGTCAGCTTGTAGTTCTTACAGGGAACGGAGCATTCTCAATGGATGTATCTCTACCAAGGTCACAATGGAACACATCAAACATCCAGCGCATCTCACTCCTTGGGCGCGGATGCACTAGCCCTAATCTTGCTCTAGTTAACTCCGAACTCTGGTTCAGATCACACGATGGCTGGGCGTTCTATTCCAATACCCAATCCGAGTTCAATAGATACTTCTCACTTCGTAAACTATCAAGGGATGTGAACAAGTGGGTATCAAATGATACCCCGTGGATGAAGCAATTCGCTTCGACTATCTTTTTCGATAACTACCTCATCAATACTGTCTCACCACAGACCTATCGCGCAGAAGGCGTAGAGGGACTGAACAGGTTTCATAGGGGCATGGTTGTTCTCGACCTCGACCAATCCTCAACTCCCGCACCGGACGCACAACTATCATTCCGTTGGAATGGAGTATGGACAGGCATCAGACCAACTCAACTTCTAACTGCACTGATCCAAGGCGAAAAGCGGGGATTCGGATTCTCATTCGACAAAGACAACAAGAACCGCCTCTACGAGTTCACCACAGCACAAGGGGACGATTACGGCCCGAATGGAACTAGACAGATCGAATCCTTCTTCACAACTGGTAGGTATGACTTCAACCGAAGCGGGGCTACCAACAAGTTCCTCCGTAAAAAGATTACTGGTGGAGAAATGTGGATGAGTGAGATTAAAGGTGAAGTAGATAGCTATGTCGATTTCCGCGCAGACTCTAACCCTTGCTGGTCACAACTCAAAGTGCCTACGACGTTCGGGTGCGATCCATGCTCGCCAGTAGTAACTGATTGCTTCCCACAACGAGGCGGTAATCGCTACAAACGCTACAAGTTTAACACGCCAGACCCAAGTGAGTGCAATGACTTGGCAGGCATCCCATCAGTAGAAGGATCAGAATTCCAGATCAAAGTAAACCTAACCGGAGCAGCTACAGTTGACCGAGTAAGGTTGATGGCAAACATCAAGAACAACGATGACTCTCCAGTTGGTGACTGCCCAGAAGAAAATCAAGAGTGTGAACCATTTTTGTGTTGCCAAGAGAAATACTGGAACTACAATATCGTCAATTAACAATCAACCATTACAGGCTTACGGACAATCAATCTTCATCTCCAGCACTTACTTTCCCAAATGTCCCAGATGACTTTTGTCCAACTGGTAACTGGCAGAATGTATTCCAAGTATTCATTGATGAAGTTCTGACTAATGGAACCATCAATGTGCCGGGATTGGGCGATGTAACTCCAGCGCAAGTTGCTCAAATCAACGAAGACCTTGCTGACCAGCAAACACAGATTAGCGCACTTGATACGCGAGTCGATGCTTTAGAATTAAATCCAACAATTAGGGTTAGATACGGAACATACTCTCCAATTTCGGCTGGAGACACAACATCCATTGGAATTACTTTTAGTTCTCCTCTACCAACTGCCGCTTATGGAATCTCATTGACTCCTATTTACGCTTCTGGGACTCCATTGACAACGCCGCTTTACACTATTGTTTCACAAAACACAGCAGGATTTACATTTCGCGTTGATAACAACATTGCAGAAATTACGAGCTTGAACTGGATGGCGGTTCATTCTTCGACACCATAAGCCATCACAAAGAAAAACTAAACATATGACACCACTAAAAGGAACAGAACCAAAGTTAGTTTCAGGCGGCGCACCAACTCGCGGCATGATCCGTGAAGGTATGGGCAACATGAACCCTCCTAACAAGGGTAACAATCCATACTCCAGCGCACCTATGCCCAAGTCTGGAAAGCCAGTTGGACAGAAATAATTATCGGAAACGATAATCCCTATGGTATCCGTAAACGATAGTTGTTGCTCATCTTCTTTGGATCGCAAGCTCAAGCGCGGCGACACCAGAGAGGATGGCTATCGTTTTAGTAAATTTTTCAGAAAGAAAACCAAATTTAGTGAAGTTAAAACTTACGAGAAATGGTTATCTCCTGCTGCTTGGAAAAAAGAAATAGATAATGTAAGCATTCGTTCTCGTGAGTATAGGTTGAAAAATAAAAACAACCCAGAATATAGGGCGAGAAAAAAAGCCGCAGATGCAAAATCAAAAAGCAGGGAGTCAGCAAAGATTAAACAAGCTGAATACTTTAAAAGTTACTACCAAAATCCAGAAAAAATAGAACATAGACGAAAGTATATGCGTAACTATCTTGATAGAAAGAAAAACTATCTAAATAGATTAAAGCATAATATTGGAACTCTAATAAGAATATCTATTAAAACAAAAGGTTTTAGCAAGGATACCAAAACAGAAGAAATACTCGGATGTTCTTGGAGTTTTTTCAAATTATATATTGAAGCCAGATTCCAAGAAGGACAAGGTTGGCACAACAGGGACTTGTGGGATATTGACCACATCAAACCTATCAAGTCAGCAAAGACAAAAAAAGAAGTAATGGCATTAAATCATTATTCAAATCTTCGCCCTCTTTGGAGGAAAGAGAATAGAGCAAAATGGTATAATCCACTTGAGGAACAATTAAACTTAATCTAAATATGGCTGACACATTAGAAGAAATGGTTGAAGTTGTTAAGGGATTCGTGGGTGATTCAGGTGTATGCTCTTATGATAGAGCTGTTAAGGCTGTTAATCAAGCTCGTAGATTGTTGTGGAATAAAAGGGCATGGAGTAGCCAAGAAGAGTATGTCCAAATCTGCTGTGTGAACGATTGCTTCACGCTGCCAGCCCGATATGAGCAAATCAAACTAGCTTGGATCGGGAATGAATCTGCGTCTCTAGCAGACGAATGGTTCAATGCTACTAACGCTTTTGCTCTCCATGCGGATCACTCATGCCATAGGTTGATTACAGAAGTAGGAGGACTCCATGTCCTTTTCCGTGATTATACTACACGGCCATATCAAATCGCAGTCCTCGCTGAAAATTCAGAAGACATCGGCGTGGAGTTGATGTTTGAAGCGCAGGATGAATATTCCACATATCATAAAGTAACTGTAACAGCGCAAGCATATCCATCCATTGGGAAGTCTGATGTCTCTGTAAGGGGAATTAGAACAGTCAGCAAGCCAGTTACCAAAGGTAGGATTCGGGTGTATGCCTATGACGCTACTTTGGAAACAAAAACGCTGATAGCAATCTATCAACCGAATGATGCTAACCCAACCTTCCGTAGGTTCAAAGCACCGAGGACTTGCGAGTGTATCACGCTTTACGCATCGAAGAAATACTTTGATTTGACCGACCCTAAAGAGTTGGTTGAGTTCATTCCTGATGCGATGATCTATGCTGTGTTGGCATTGAACTCGCGTGAGAATCGCAAGGCGCAGGAGTTCTTGAGTAACCTATCCCTTGCTGTGCAGGAGCAAGAGAAGGAAATGGCAGGATACGAGATACCAACTGCCGCTCCAATTCGGTTCGCCAACTATAGCAGAGCAGATAACCTAATCGGGTCTGACCTACTCTCTCCCTCACCAAACGACTACTTCCTTTCAAGATGACGCTGACAATCCCAGATAAGATTGATGCAAGGAATGTCGTTGGATATGGTGATCCAGACTACGAGCTTAATCTAATGGACTTGGAGATTCTGAAACTCCCTCCACGGGAATGTCCGTTGATTCACAAGTTTACTCCGGGGATGTATATTCGGGAAATCTATATGCCGAAGGATACGAT